CTCGACGGCACGAACAGCTCGGGCCCACGCTCGCCGACGACATAGCCGCGTCCCGCACTGACCGGCCCCCCGGTCGCGCGGCCAGGCGCGCCGAACAGCGACGCAACTAGGCTCGAGAGCCCGTTGATCAACCCGCTTCCTAACCCGCCGCCGCCCGCCGAATGGAACAGCCCGCGCAGCGACGCTTGCGCGATCTCGCTCATCGCAGACAGCGCCACCTTCTTGAGATCGTCGAAGCCAAGCTTCCCTGTCGTAATCGCCCGGGCCAGCGCATTGTCGATCATCCGCCCTGCCCGGCCCGCACCGGACACCAGCGGACCCTCGAGTTCACCCCGCATCGCGGCAACATCGCGCGCGAAACCGGCCGTGTCGGCGCGGACGCTGACGACCAGCCGATCGATTTCCTCGTCCATCTTTTATCTTCTCTCGTCGTCGGGAAACCGGCGCCGGAGCGCCTCGATCGTTGCGCAATCCGGCCCATCCGCAGCGGGTGGTGCCTGCAATGCCAGCGCGAGCTCCGCTGGCGTCGCGTCCCAGAACTCGCTCGGACGCCAGCTCAGCAGCAGGTTTGCGGCACTGCTCAGACGCGCCGCCGAATTACCGAAGAGCTCCATCAGCGCCCTTGCAGGATCTGCGTCAGGACTAGCTTCAAAATCGGCGTGACGCTCGCCAGGCCTTTCTCGACAACCGCCTCCCCGATCCGCTCGCGCGAGATCGCCTGCGGTCGTCCGCGCGACAGATGGTCGAACAAGGCCGCGATCTGCTGCAGCTTGAGCGCGCCCGCCGCAGCACGCTCGACGATTTCGAACAACGATCCGAGCTCTTCCTCGGCCGCAACCAGCGCGCCGAACGTCGGCCGCAGCAGCAGCCGCTCGCCGCCCACCTCAATGCTCGCTTCGCCGCGATACGGGTTAGCAGCGGCACTCACAGCGCGGCGACTTCGCCCGAACTTTCGAGCGCCAGCGTGTAGTTACGCTCGCCGTTGAAATCGCCGGCATATTCGAGCCGCGTAACCAGGAATCGCCCACGCATCCGGTCACCACTTTCGAAGCTTAGCTCATAGCTCTCGAGCGAGCCGGACAAAGCCAGCCCCTTGACCTGCGCCTCGGCTGCGCTGCCGGTGAAAATGCCGCTTGCCGCGACTGACACCGAACGTACGCCGGCGCCCGACAGCAGTTCGCGCCAGCCGCCACTGCCCTTGTTGGTGATCCCCACCGCATCGCCGTTGATCGACAATTGAGTGGTCTTGAGCCCCGCCACGGTCGCGTAGGTCGGCGTCGCCGCCCCGTCGCCGATCTTGAGCAGGAATGCGCTCCCGCGCTCCGCCGCCATTTGCTTCTCCTTGTTTCCAACGGTTGGCCGTCTCAGTGGCCGCTGATCATTTCATTTCATTGCCGTGCTAATCGCAGCGGCTAAGATGGTCCGATGGGCCACCATTCGACACTTTGGTGCATCGCCGGCCTTGCAGTCGCCGCCCTGGCGATTTGGGACATCGAATCGAGTTTGCAGTCGGGCCAGGCGAAGTGGTTCGGCGCCCCCTTCGATCGAGTTACGTCAGCTGGCGAATTCTGGTTCGTCATTGCGTACAGGGCGTTGGCTGTCCTCGGCGGCTTCATGCTCGCAGCGCTCGCGTTCTTCTCCTAATCACGCAGCGAGCATCCGCGCGCGGTAATCGATCGCCGCCGCCCACGGCCCCGCCACGTCGCGGACGACCCGTCTGCGGACGAGCCGCATCGTCACCAGTTGCCAGCCCTGAATCCCGGCGAGGCTGACCAGTGCCGCTTCGACCTGGTCGGCAATCGCATGAAGCCGCACCGGCTGGTCATCCCAAACGGTGATCGCAACGAGCACCTCACGCCCGGTGCCGCTCTTGTGGCTCCAGTCGCCCTCGGTCGTCGCGTCGAGCGCGACATATGGATAGGCCGCGCGGGCCGGCGGGCCGTCGAATACGCCGGTCAGCTCCGCGAGCGGTGCGAGCGCTGCAGCAATCGCGCTCTGCAGCGCGCCGCCGGCACTCACTTCAGCCCTCCGATGAGGAAACGAAGGCTCGGATTGATCAGCCAGCGCTTGATGATTCCTCGTCCGCGCACGAGCACGCGCGCTTCCTCGACCTCGACCGCAGCGCTTCCGAGAATGTCGCGCAATTGCGCCGCGACATCGGCGACTTTGCGCCGCTGCTGCTCGCGCGCCAGCCGCTCGCCACGGCTGAGCAGTTCACCCATCATCCGCGCACCTCCTCGCAGCGCATAACGATCCGATCTTTGGTCCGCGGGTCGTCGAGCAGCTGCCGCACCATCATGCTCCGCCCGTTCCATCGCACACGCTGGTCCAGTGCGATTCCGTCGCGGCGGCGGACGATCACTCGAAACCGCGGCATCGAGCTCAGCGCCTGCGCCTCGCTTTCGGCGCCCACACTTTCGAGAGCGACCGCCGCAAGGCAGCGGCACACTTCTTGCCAGCCCGATTCCTGGAGCCCCATCGCATTGCGCAGCGATACCGGCCGCTCGATCGTGATGCGCTCGCGCAGCGTTCCGGCGAATTCGCTCATGCTCGCCGTCCGTGGTTGGCCAGGATGGGGGCGGCCATCAGGAAAGCCGCATCCGCCGGAACGGCCGCCACAATGCTGTCACCGCGGCCGGCGGTTCCCCGCCCTCGCCGTCGCGTCCGGCGAACAGATGCCCGACAAGCCTGAGCACGCCCTGCCTGATCGGCTCGGGCACACCATTTTCGTCGTCCGCAATGCCGGCACTTCCGCTAACTCGCAGGCGAGAGGTCCGTGCCGCCTCGCCGACCCGCACCCAGCCGTCCCCGGCAAAGTCGATGTCCATCGTGTAGCCGCTGCTTGCGAGCGCTGTAATGACACCGCCCGGATCGACGGCCGCCACGTCGGTGATCGACCGCACCGGGGTGACCGGCAGCCGCTCCCAAGCGCCGCTTGCCGGCAGTTCGCACTCGAACGGGCGCGCGATTACCACCTGGTTGATGAAAGCCTCGCACAGCCCGCTCGCGGTGCGGATCAGGCCGGCGAGCAGCGCCTCCTCCTCGCCCGTTTCGATCCGGACGTAAGCCTGCGCCTCGCTCATTGCGACGATCGGCTCGGCAAGTCCGGTCATCAGCGTTTCTCCACGCGAAGCATGATCGATCGTTCGTCGGTTCGTCCCGATTGCGTCACGACCAGGTTCGCGAGCCGGTAAAGCCGGCCGGGAACTCCGCCCCCCGCCTGCACCTTGGAAACGGTGTCTGCGAAGTCGCTGCCGACGACGGACACGCCGCCAGGTTCGTCCGGATCAACCGACCAGCTGCTGTCCGCAATCAGGTCGCCTTCATCGAGATACTGAGCGCCCCAGTCGATCGCATAGTCGAGGACCGCTTCGGGGTCCTTGAGAAGAAGTGTCATCTCTGTCCTTTGCCGAATTGGTCGTCAGCGCGGTTCTGGCTGGGCGACGCTGTCGCTCGTCGCGACCAGAGTGCGCTTCGGCGGCGGCCCCTTGCTCGTCGACGTCGCGGTTGCCTGTGCCGCGATCGCATTTTCACTGACGGCATCCGCGCCGATGCTCATGAAATCAGTCCATGCGCCATGAGCTTGGCTTTCAGGGAATTGACGAGCGTAATGGCCGTCGCGAGATCGCTTGCGTCGGCAGGCGTCCCGCTTTGGCGAGCGCCGACGACCTGCACATTGTTGATCGCGATGGTTTGGCCGCTATTCAGGCTAATGCCGGCGCCGCCCCATGTACCGCAGTACGTTGGCACGCCTGCGGAGACGGTGTGGAACCGATGACCGCTGGGCGCACCGGCGAAGTAATAACTCGCTTGGTTGTTCCACTGGATTCCGCCGACGAGGCCACTGCTGTCGCGGCTGTCGATGCCATTGGCACCACCATCCACGCCGTCGAGGTGCAGAATCGCGGCCGAGTGGAGGCGCTTGAGCGCAAGTCCATCATATTCCGGCACCAGGCACGATCCGCCGACCGACGAAATCCCGAGGTTCGTCCCGCCCACAGTCAGCGTGCCCGTGCTTAGTTGGCTGAAGCCGCCGCCTTCGACATAGCAGCTGATGAGCACGGTGGGATAAGCGCTCAGCATCACGTAATCGCCGCCCGCAGCGAGACCCGTGATCCCGTTTGTCCAGGCCGGACGAGAGGCGTCCGGAGCTCCGGCGCCAAAATATACCCAGCCGCTATTGTCGGCGGTTGAACCGCTAGGGGCGTTGGCTGCGCACCACGCGTCCTGCCCCCAGCGAACGGAATAATATTTCCCGGCATACGAAACCTGGGTGACGACGCCGGATCCGCCGATCAGCCCATTATAGGTGGCGTGACAGCCGATATAGGTGTTCGACCCAGCGCCATTGTCATCGATGAATCCCGCCTGGCGACACTGGTACGCTTCGCAGTTGGTGAGAGTGATGACGTTACTGTCGGTCCCGCGCGTATCGAATGCGACTTTGCAACCTTCGACCTTGACACCCGTGTAGCGCGACACGCTCGTATTGCCTGAATAGGCCGCCCCGTTGACGTTGCCCGTCCAGGACAAAACTCCCGTTCCGGACCAGTTCCGAATGAGTATGTCGTCAAGAAAAGTGATTGCCCGGACGACGATCGCGTGGGAGGCGCCGTTTGTCCCCGAATATGCGCCTTGGAGCGAGAGGTTGCGGATATAGACCGAGCCCGAACCGTCCTGGCCGCTGTCGACAAGCGACGTGCCCGACGTGCCGGGAAATTGAATCCGGATGCCGCACACGCCATCGTCCCAGCGGAGACGGGAGCAGCCATACCCCGGCGCCGGCGCGCGGCCCGAGCCCTCGCCCTCGATCATCACCGTGTGGTTGATGTCCAGCGTCGTCGTGCCGAGGTAATAATGGCCCGCGGGGATGAAGAGCTTGGGTGAGCCCTTGTACGCCCCGCCGCCCGAGTTGAGCGCATAGGCCCGGAGAAACGCCAAAGCCCCGATGAACGCCGGTCCGTCGTTGGCGCTGCCGTCACCGGCCGCCCCAAACCATTTGACGCTGACCGGGCCTGCGAACCTGCGCACCCACGCGCCCGACGTGCCGGTCGGATCGCCAGTCGCGGCGATCACGATGCCCTGTCGGGTGTCAGCGGCCACGGCGGCGGAGCGATCGGAGCCGTCCCAGACGAACATGCCTTCGCGGCCGGCCTC